GATATTTGCGCAGTTAGTGAAAAATAAACTCCTGCTATCGATAATATAATCGCTAGTATACCAATTAGACTTTTTATATCTATAGTTAATTGGCTTGTTTCTTTTAATGCCATTTGTTTTTCTTTTGCCATTATACTCTCTTGGTTCTCACCATAAATCTGTCGCCCATAATCCCCTGAGCTAATTCTCTTATTGTACTACCTATTATTCTTTGTGGGTCTCTACCTCGTGTAGCTAAAGGGCTTCCTGATCCTGGTTCAAATACTTGATAGGGATCTTTCATATAAGTATATTGAACTTCTAATGATCTAGGATAAGGTACTACATTCACAATTTCTGGAGAATCCGAAAATCTTCCTGTTCTCCAATGTAAAGTACTACCTCCTGTCATCTTTGCTGCCACTTCATCAGGAAGTGACTTCTGTAATAAACCTTTTAAAGCTAAGGGATTTCTTGTGGCCCCTGTATCTGCACGTGCTTTACGTGCGCTAGTTGCTTTTCTTTTCCCTTTAGGAGCTTTAGCTCTATTAGTAGTAGTTTTACCTGGTTTTCTTGCTCCTTTTTTAAGAGGTTTCTTTTTCTTAACAGGAGCTTTTTTAGGACTTCTTTTAGGCTTTGGAGTTTTTGCTTTAATTACAGCTCCAGGATTAGTCTTCCTTAATTTTCTTAATGTAGTATGTACTGCTTTTCTACCTATTTTAGTTTTTGTAGAAGGACTACGTCCTAAGTCACCAATAGATTTACCAGCAAACTGTTTATCTCCTTTCTGTATCTTTTCTGCCATTTTATTATAGGAGTTAGTAAGTACATCTAGTAATCTTTTTTCTATGCCTTTAGTGGCTCTGGTAATATCCTGTCCTCCTTTATCCCAAGAGGCCATGTCTGACTGGCGCTTTTTAGGAATAATTTGACCTTTAATATGTATAAATTCTTTATGAGAATCAAGAAGGCCCATCTGAGATCCCGTAGAGGCTTCCTGAACGTCAATAGAACCTTCTACTTCAAATAGATGTAATAAATCTGTTTGAAATTGTTTAAGTATAGGATTAGTATTATTAGGATCTAATTCCGCTTTTCCACCTTTTCCAATTAACTGTGATAATATTCTTACTGCATAATATGTAGAAGCATAATCTTTACCTCCTGAACCTCCTCCTGGTACTCCGTGTCCAAATACTGAATAAGATCCTAAAGCCCCTGAAGTTGTTTCTTTTTTTCCTAATAGGCCAGACGTTACTTTAAATCCTTCTGAGTCACTTACACCTCTAGCAAATAATCTACTTTTATTACCTTTACCTAACTCCTTTAAGGTTTCTTTTTCTATCTCTTCCCAATTATTGTCCACCCATTTAGACAGATCTCGCATAGCTTTTCTATTGATTTTAGTATCAAGAGAACCTGCTTTTGGACGTTTACCTGAACCTTCGCCAATATAAGTCCATGTCACTTCAGTAGGTATATTATTAGTACCAATAAATATATTCTGCTTACCTATGCTAGTAATACTCTTAACTGTAGAGTCCATGTATACTCGTACTGCATCATCAAGCCCTTTTGTCATAGCAGTAGTAGAAATTCTTTTCTGTAAAGTTATATCACTAGGTCGTATAGCTCTATTACCAGGCGCTAATTCATTAACTTTTCCTAAATCTGCCCCTGTTAATCCTTTATACCATGATACTATAATTTCTCTAACATTAGACCCTAATATTTGGGTTGAAGTTACATTATCATCAGATTGCTTAAATCCTTTACTACCACGAGTTTCATCTAAAATGGAATCTAGTGCAATAATTAAATCTCTTTTAGCCATTTAAACTAAATCTATAATTTTGTAAAGGTCTAGTACTCTTTTGATATGGTCTGGAAAGCCTATATCACCTCTAATAGAAGTACTACCTTCATTTCTTAGGGTTGTTCCAGCAATTGATCTTTGCGTCTTGTGTTCTTCTTTCATATAGTATGTAATCAAGTCAAAAACTGCCAATTTTAAATCAGTTGGTACAGCTGAATAACCTGCAGTATATATTACTTTTACGGAAGCAAACCCTTTTGGAAAATAGTCTATACTCTTTTCTCCATCTATTCTAAAAATACGATCATGTTCTGTATCTACATAGTAATGCGTATTTGCAGTTAGTGTTGTATAGCTATCTGTTATTGAGTCTCTTTCCGCTACGGAAGTGACGCTGTTTAGTGGAGATTCTGTGACAAATATCTCCGAAGTGTATTTATCATCTGGTGAAAAATATTCCGTTTTAGCAGATGAATAGTAATCCACAAGTGAATTACCGCAGTAGGTCTTAACTAATTGGCTAATAGAAGTACATAGGACCCCGATCTTAGTATCGTCCTTGTTATGATCGATTTTCATGTAATCTTTATAATTTTTAGTAGTAATTAAATTAGCCATTATTTTCTCTTAAATGGATAAACTCGGGAGGGCAATTACCCTCCCAAGTCACCCAGCATATTTCAACATATCCACTTGCGTGGTATAATTCGTTAAAAAGCTTAAAGTTTGCTTTACGAAGCTTTGTACATAAGTGCCCACTTCGAAGTAGCGCCATCGATTAGATCGAGGAAGCCAATTCTTTGTGATGCAACAAGTACTCTTCTTTGGTTAACAACTTCATAATCTGACTCTACAGTCATACCTCTTAATCTAGGTACAACAAAGTTTCTAGGGTGAACCGCTACTGCGTAGAATTTACTTACTGCAGCTGTTGCGAATTCATCACAAACTAGAACTTTAGAGCCAAATACTGAACCAATTTCACCTGTAAGTTTAGTAGCGGCATCGCCAACTAAATTTACATCTTGGAATTCAGCGTCTTCTAGAAGTTGGAAATAACTAGATTGAGATACAATGTAAACTACATCTTTAGGATCAACTCCGTATTTACCCATGTTCTTTCTAGCGGCTAAAAGGTTTAGCGCTGTTAAAGACTCGGAGGCAAATGCTGTTGTTGATTGAGTGTAGTCTGAATCGTTTCTTGCTAAGTGAAGTAGACCTTCATAAGAAGCTCCACTAGTACCGAATGCGCCATCAGCGTCATCACCGGCTAGCATTGAGTTTTCTACTGCTCTTGCATGAGATCTTATCATTGATTCTCTAATCAAAGGTAGAACTGGAAGAATTGCATCTTCTTCAGTTTCGTTACCTAAGTAAGAAGTTGAAATCAGTTTTTTGGTTGAAAGAGTTCTTTCAGTCATATCAATACCACCGTAAGGAGATCCATAAGTATCACCTGTTTGTGCTAAGTTACCATGAGGACTTGATCCTGTAGCAGCTTGGTTGCTGGTAAATTCAGCGTAGCCACTATCTGGTAAAATAGGTAGTATTTGAGTTGCAGTTGACATAGTAATTTCTCTAAATAGAGGAGCCAAAACTAGAGCGTTTTGGATATCTCTTTCTACGTTAGTGCTAACTGTTTGTTCGAAATCTGCAGAAGATAATCCAACACCGGAATGAGCGTTTTGTTTTTCCATCACGCTTTTACCATAATTAGTGTCTTCTATACTTCTTGCTCCTATTGCTTTTGACAATAGCCATGCATCTTCCATATCTTTAGAGAAGGCCTCAGTAACGTTGTTACTTTGTCTTTCCCCGAAGATTCTTTTAGATTCACGGATTTTTACGATTTCTTCAGATTTCTCTTTCAGTTCTGCTTTCAAGCTCTCAACGACTTCTTCAACATTATTCATGTTTTCGTCCACACGTTTTTCTAGATCAGAAACTAATTCTTCTGCTCCAGATGTACCTGCTTCAACGATAGCTTTAACTTCAGCTTTTTTCTGTTCGAGTTCTGCTTCTTGTGCTGCTTGCTCTTCTGCGGCTTTCTCTGCATCAGCTGTGTCAGCGGCTTTTTGTTCCGCTTGTTGCATTGCAATTTTCGCTGCTGTTTCACTGGCAACTTTTTTCGCAAACTCTTCAAGATCAAAGTTTTCTGTGTTTTCTGACATTTCGTTTTCCTTTCTTGAAGGCAGACTTTCGTCTGCGTCTTGAGACTCTTCAGTCTCGGTTATTTTGACAAATTGCTTTTTCCACTCATCATATTCTGATTTCGTGTCAAAAGACTTTGCCACAGAGAAGGTGGCTGCTTGATTAGCGGGTACGGATACCACGCTTACTTCAAACAACTCCGCATCAGAGATTTTAAGTCCATCAGTTTCCTCGATATAATCTGCGTCTTTGACACGGAAACCTACACTAAAAGCTCTTAGAATACCTTCTTTGACTAAATTTGTAACATCACCAGCACTTTTTGATATATTTGCGGTAAGTTTTAGTCCCCTATCGTCGGTCTCTAGACCTGTGGCTCGACCGATAGGTCTGTTGTAATCGTGGTTAAAAAGAATAACTGGATTATTAGTATAATTTTCCAGTCCGCCTTTTTCCCACGCTTCTTTATCTATAACATCTCCCGCTCTATCTGTATCGTTAGTGCTGGCATATCCTTTGATATTTACGCTTCCATCATCAGCTTCTTCAACTGATTTGAAAGTAGATGTTAAGTTAAAAATCTTTTGCATAATTATTCCTTTTTAGCCTTAGCTGCCTTTGGCGCTGCCTTTTTAGGCGCTGCTTTAGGGGCAGGTTCGGGCGCTGGAGCAGGGGCAGGTACTTGAGTAGCCTCCCATTGCTCAGGAAAGTTTCGCCTTAGCATAGACTGCATGCGTGACCAAGACCCGAAAGGTCTCTTTGCGACCATGTATCTTATAGGTCTGTCGTCCGCCGCTTTATACTCTGCAACGGTTAGAACTTTTCCTTTTTCAGCAAAATAATCGGCAAGTTGTTTTAATATAGCTGCTTTATTCGCCATTTTCTTCTTCCTCTTGTTCGGGTCTCCCGCCTTCTGACGGGTTGGCCGCTGAGCCTGCTATGTTAGCAGGCACTCTTAAATCATCATGTCCTTCTAACGGCTCCATTCTTAAATTTTCTCTGGCTTCGTTTGGTGACATAATACCTGTATTCACTAAAGTGCTGTAGTATGCCGCTTGATCTTTCAATTCAGGTTGTAAAGCTGGTATATTGCTTATATCTTCTGAAAGATCGAATCCAAAGAATCTTTCAAATGCAAAATTTACTTTCCTAACTATAGGTAGTATTGTTTCTAAATAATACAGCCTGTGATTTGGTCTAATATTTGCATTGTTCCCACTATCCAATAGCAATGGAGGTATTCCAATTGCCTGTAGTATAATTCTTTCGTTTGACTTGATTGCTTCTTGGAAATCTAAGTCTTTAAAATTAACTTCTGTTAAATTATCAATCTCTAATCCACCATCTAGTATCAGAGGACGTCTTCCTCCTGTGCTTGGGTTATAACGAGCTCTCCAAGCTGCTAACATTCTTTCTTTTATCTTTTCGCTTAAAGTGTTAGGGCTTTTTAATACTAATCCGGGTATCGCTCCATTTTTAAAGAAATTATCCTGAAAATTTCTCATAGACATTAGTAATAACATTGTTCTATAAGCTGGTTTTAGTCTAGGAACTCCTCTATATATTGAATTAAATGAGTTCTCTTTAATATGGATTATTTCTTCTGGAGCATAGTCCACTTGTCCATCATAAGTATATTTTCTAACATAGGTTTTGTCATCTGTTTCTATCTCTATGTTTTCTGCTGGTAAATGATAAAGAGCACTATTTGCTCCATCATAATATACAAATATGTTTCCATCAATCAATAAATCAGTTATCAGATTTCTTTTAAAAGTATTTACATCTTGAAATGGGTTAGGTTCTATATTTAGTAACCTTTTAACAGTAGCCCTTCTAATATTTTTATATACAGGATCCATTCCTGCTAGCTTATCACCTATATCTACTGGTATTTCAGCAACATCATCAACTACTAAGTTTACGGCTCTATTAACTACTTCTAGTTTTTCATAAGCGTCTCTATAATTAGTAACAACTTCTCTAGAAGTTATATTTAGACCTTCCTCTCTCCCAATAAGCCATTGGGAGGGGTTAATTTTTTCTTCGTCTGGGTCAGCGGAAGTACTTCTTCCTAATAATCGGTCATACCATGCCATGTTTTTCTCTTTGTCTTTCTACCCAACGTGCTTGTTTGGGTGCGGTGAATAATTTAGGTCTCTTTCCATAAATGGAGTGTAGTCTTAAATGGTGATCATGACAAAGAGTAGCAACATCATAGTATAATTCCTTATTGTGTTCCATGATGAAAGTATCTCTTACCTCCATAATCTCTTCGGCGGTCTGAATCACTAGCTTCTGTTCTCTTAGCCACTTTTCTAATAGTTCTGTCAATCCGTAGAAGTGATGGAAGTCGAGGTTTTCCTTACTTCCGCAAATACGACATTCCGTTCCCTTATCGTATTTTGACTTTGCTTTGTCTCTAACGTATTTGACTAAGTCTCTCTTTAAATCCATTAAAATTTCTCTTACTTTGTATTATACTAAATTACCACGCTAATGTCAAGAAGAATTTTTTTGTAGGTCTGCTGATCAAAAAGTGGTCGAAGATGTCTCAAAAGTGTAAAGCGCATATCTAAGAGCATCTGCCATATGTGAATATCTATCATGTTTTGGTCTCTCTTTCATTAAATTGGGATTTGCGTCCCATTGATATTGGTCTAAACACTCTAAAGTATGATGACATCTTTGATCGACAATTAAATTATCATTATCGACTAAACTTGCTACTTCGCCAATACCATCTAATATAGATTTTTTAGCGTTTATAGTAGTAATGTCATAATTTTGAGCAAAATCGAATCTTGTTTGCTGTGCTGCAGAATCAATATAAATCCAATCGATGTCATACTTATCAATTAAGTCTCTAATTTGCATTGCGTGTTGTTCTGTAGTCCTTTCTGCGTCAAGATATTCATTTAGGACATAGAATTTTTCTAAGTCCCAATCATATGCTAGTACGCATAGTGCTGTTGGGTCCTTATACCCTACGTCAAGGCCTGCTATTACATCCATCTGTGAGGTATCAAGTTCTTCCAGGTCAGCTATGCACTCTTTAAAGTTAAAAGACCAAATTTGACCTTCATAAGTGTTAAAATCAGCTAAATATTCTTGTGAAAACTCAGCTTGGGACATTGATTTTCTTGCTTCATCAATATCAGCTTCACTAAAACGAGGATTTTCATGATAAGTTGCTCGAATTGAACACCATTCTGGGAACTCATCATTAAATCCACGATAGAAAAAGTCTGCAAACCAGTTATTTCTTCCACGAGGGGTAGAAATAAAGAGTGCTTTACTTCCATCTTTATCTAAAGTAGGTCTTAGTGCTATATTAAAGGCATCTTTTCCATCTACAAGTGCTGCTTCATCAAAAATTATAAGGTCATATGACCTTCCTACTGTTGAATCCACTTGATTTATCGACCCCATACGTACAGTAGAGCCATTTGAAAGTTCAATTACTCTATCTTTTGCATTATCTTTTGTAACTTCTAAATCAAAGTGCTTAATTAACTGTCTTTGTAAGTCAAAAGAAATTTGAGATAAAGAGTAGTTAGGTGACATAATTAATATATGTGAGTTTGGAACTAATGCTGTTAGTTGTCCAATTATATTTGCAATATAAGTTTTACCTTGACGCCTAGAAACAGCGCCACATATAAAACGATATTTGGGATTATTAATTGCATTAATTATTGCAGTTTGTGAAGGGATTGGTTCTACACCAAGTAATTCCATATATGGAAGTATAGGTAATTTTATAAATCTATCCTCAGCGGAGTACTCTATTAGGTCTCCTTCGGGAATGTCCTTCCTACTTATCTCTAACATTAGTGCATTGTTTGTGAGGTATTATCGGGGTCAATTAGGTCATTTACTTGTGCTAAATGATAGAGATATAGAAAGCCACCAGCCATAGTAGCGAGGGCGGTCTGTTCTTTGCTTATCCTTTTCTTACTAGCTTCATCATTTAATTTTTCAAGCGTTCTAATAGCCGCACTCTGAATATGGTTTAACCATGTAGAGTCCAAGTGTCTTAAATCTATATCTTCTATCATTAACTTCTCTTTCCTAATCTTTGTTTTCTGGCCTTCTTATACTTTTGATAAGAAGTACGCTTCTTTGCGGTTTTTCTTTTTGAGGGAGAAACCCTCTTTCCAAGTCGTTGTTTACGACTTGTCTTTAATTTCTTTCTAGGCATTAGTTTACCTTCATTGGGTCTACTTTTGTAAGTTTAACCTCAGCGTGTGCTGCAAAAATTACTTCAGTAGGGCTTTTTGAAATTATAAGCCTTTCTCCACTTGATAAGTAGATATTTGCTATTGAAGTTCCACTTGCTTCAGTTTGTATAACAACTTCTCTAAGTGTTGTACCTGAGTTATGAAGCATAACAAAATTAGCTCCTTCAACAGTACTCGCTGTTGCGGTTCCTGTAGTTGCTGGGTTTGTTGTGCCTAATATTCTTGCTATTTGCATAGTCTTCTCCTAACGTCTTCTGCGACGTCCTTTCCTGAGTTTCTTCTTTTGGCGGTACTTGATAGCACGAAGTCTTTGTTTCGCTGCTTTCTTAGTTTTAGAAATTCCAGGAGTATTGTCTATTTTATACCCGCCCTTTACTTTCCTTATCGGCACTTTGTTTCTCCACTTTATTCTTTGCTTCGATCATGTCGTCGTGTATATCGACTTTGCCGTCCCAATTTAAATCTTTACCTGTAACGATATTTTTAAATTTAGTAAACCAACTAGCCATTTTTCTTTAAATGTTCCTTAGCTTCCTTTTCCGTGCTAAATTTCCACAGTTTACCTTCAACGTCACGGTATTTAAAATGACCTCTACTTGGATAAATCTTAGGAGTATCAGCTACTGGAGCTGGAGGTGCTTTTTCGGCTTTCGCTTCTTTTGTTTCGTATTCAACCATTTTTATTCCTATAGTCTTCTATCGCTTTTCTGATAGAATCTTCTGCTAAAATAGAGCAATGAAGCTTGATAGGTGGAAGGTCTAATGCACTAGCTATTTCTTTATTACTGACTTCTTGTGCCTGTTTCAAGCTTTTACCCTTAAGCATGTCTATTAATTTACTGGAGCTCGCTATTGCTGAGCCACAGCCATATGTCTTGAACTTTACGTCCTCAATAATTTCGTTTTCCACCTTAAATTGTAATCTCATTACATCACCACATGCAGGGGCGCCAACCATTCCTGTTGCGACCTTTGGGTCATCAGGATCAAAGCGCCCTACATTATGTGCTTGTGGGTTTTTAAGCACATTCTCAAATCGTTCTATTACTTCCTTAGAATAAGCCATTAAAAACTATAACCTATATTTACAGCTACTTCACTTGTTTTATGAAGCACAGCTTCATCAACATCATCAATAATTTCTAAGCCAAGAGATAGACCGTTCTTTAACTCTTTGGATATATTAACCTGACCATATTTTGAGTTATTAGCCAGTTCCCCATATCTTACAGAAACATCAGCAAAACCAACAAATGGTAGTGAAACTTCCACTTGTTTATAATCTAAATCGCTATTATCTCTGTCTCTCCAGTACCCAACTGATACTATTTTGTATGATAATACACCATACATTTCTTCTACGGAGTCTATATCATTATCGTAGTTATATTGGATAATTCCAACATCTATGCCTACAGCGTCGTTTTCCCACCTGTATCCACCATAAAAGTCATACTCTATTGAAGCTTTAGCTCCAAAGTCTACTTGTGAACCCCAAGTTCCTCCGTAAACTCCGTTCTTTTCTGCTTCTAAGTTCCATTGTATGGCGGGATTACCTTGTGTCTGACTAACCCCTCTGAAAAAGTAATCAGAAGTTACATTAACTCCACCACTTACACCTGCAAATGCTGAAGTACTGAGTAAAAATGCTCCCATTAATCCGAATAATTTTTTCATTTAATTTCCTCTATTTTATCTTCTAATTTTAGTAGAATCCTGTAATTATTTTCCACTTTTGTTTCAATAATTGACAAGCGTTGTATATAATCATCTTTATGCGTTTCATACGCATCTTCACCCGCAACAAGTCTATCAACTTCTGTATTAACACTTGACGCCCACCAGATTGCTCCCACCGTTTGACACAGTAGGAAACAGGCGAAGCCAAAAGGTATTGTTAGTCCATTCATAGTTGTTCGGGTTATCCGTACTTTTAAAAGTTAATTTATATATTTTTGTATTATATCAAAATAGTAAGAAAAAGTCAAGAAAAATTTTTCGTTTGGTTAGTTAAGTAACGGATTGTCGTCTTCTACAGCATCTTTTAAAGTTTCTATTTGTACTTTTAGTACAGAAACTGCGCCTTTTAATTCAGTAATATTTTGACTTTGAACTTTAAAGGAAGGATTTATACCATCATCTATTGATTTATTAATAAACTCAATAGAAGTTTCAATGGCTTCCATTCTATTCTCAATATCTTGAGCCATATCTTCTGCTTCGGAAATCCCTCCGATTTTTGCTTCTAAATTTTCTAATCTATTAACATAAGTTGCTCCAGTATAGCCAAAACCTGCTAGAGTTCCGATTATGCTTACTAAAGCAATTAATTGTGTAGTCTTATTTTGAAAAAATTCCATATTATTCTCCTAGTAAATTGGGCTGGGAATTTATCATGCCTTGTATAGTGCGTAAACTAGTCCCTGCCATGTCATAAAATGCTGATATATTATCAGAAAGTCTTACGTCTGCGTAAATCTCTCTTGGCTCATACCAGTCTGTTTTTTGTGGTAGCGTTTGGTCATAATAGCCTGTGAAGTTTGGATTAAAACCTATAAAAGCTACTAAAGCTGTTTGATCTCCATATTCTCCGCTTTCTTCTGCACTTGCTGCCACTTGTTGTTGTTGTTCTTCTATATTATTCGCAATAATTTCATCTGCGATCTGATCCGCTTCTGAGGCAGTCATTACTCCTGTTGAAGCCGTATCTATTTCGCTTGATAAATCTGCTACTTGAACATCAACCATAGTAGCTGATGCTGCTCCGTCCATACCTGGCATTGGTGTGATACTTACGTCTGTACCACCTATTGAGGAAGAAGATGAGGAAGAAGAACCTATACTACCTGTGTCCGTTCCCGCCGACATACTGTCGCTCGAAACTGCGGTACTAGGACTTAAGGCTAAAACTTGTTGTGTCTGCACAGTAGCACTTGCAAATTGGTCGGACATACTTGGAGAACTCGATGTACTAATTCCCCCGCTTGTTGCTGACGCTATACCACCAGAAGCTGCTGTATTCCCTAGAGATTGGGAAGACACCGTAGAGCCACCAGACCCAGAAGAGTATGAATTTGAACTAGTTCCTGCGGCTATGCCACTAACACTATTTGTTGCTGCTCTTACCGAATTAGCCACTACATTTAATTGTTCTGATCTAATTCCGCTTCTTGAAGGCTCCTCATTTATAACTAATTCTAGTTCTGTTTCTTCTAGTATTTCTTCTGACATAGTTTCCTCAGCCAGTAATTCTTCTTCTAATTCTTCTTCTCTTAATTCTTCAATATCTTCGAAAATTTCTTCCACCGCTTCTTCTTCAAATATTTCTTCTGCATATAGTTCTTCCTCTATAAGTTCCTCGAACTCTTCAAAATCTTCTTCTGTCCATTCTTCTTCCATTTCTTCTTCAAACCACTCTTCTAATTCTTCAATACTCTCAAACTCTTCCCATTCAGGTTCTTCTTCATACCTTAAATATTCTTCTGTAATAGTTTGAAACTCTAACTCTGCTAATAGATTTTCTGCGTCATATACTTCAATAAAATCATTTTCAGTATGAAATATATCAGTTATATAAGTATCTTCTTGCATAAATTCTTCATAAGTTTCTTCATATGCAAAAATTTCATCATATTGATCCATCTGTTCATCTAACTCGTCCCATGTATCTAATTCACTGGAGTCCCAATCCATATATCCATCTTCATTAAAAGCTACCTCAGCTCCATACCATTCGTCTACTTGGTCTTGACCAAATTCTTCTAAATCTATGGCATACCATTCCTCATCTGTGAATTCCATACCTGCATAAGGATCATCATAACAGTAACTTGGATCATCATAACAATCACTACTTGCATAATCTTCATCATAGCCATATTGGTCGTCATAATCGTCATATCCGTAATCACTTTCAGTATAATAAGCTACAGAGGCTTCTGTTGTATATCCTGCACAAGAAGGAGAGTATTGAGGATCTTCATCACATTGTTGATCATCATAAGCTTCCCAATATAAAGGACAAGATGTGCTATATAAAGAATCTATACCACACTGTTGTGTTAAATAAGCTGCTGCATATCCTGCGCAAGCCGCATTATTTAATGGGTTACTACAGTCTAATGCATTACCCGAGCCTACTCCATATAATGAACCACCGCCCTCTAATAAAGTATTAGATGAAGATGCATTCCAATTAGTATTTACACAAGAGCTGGAATTAGTAGTACCTGTGCTACATTCATCATAATGAAGATAAGTATAAGTCTGTGAGCTACTACCTTGTTCTCCGATAATAACATCATGGCTTATAATATTTAATGCCCCATATCTAAATTCGAAACTATCATCGGCTTTCCAAAGTATAACCTCAAAACTGTTATCAGTATTGGAACGATTATATTCTCTAAGATTATACCAACCAAATACAGATTTATCAGTAAAATTTCTAGCTAAAACACTAGAACCGTTATCTCTAATTAAATCAGTCCAGAAAGGGTATAGAGTATAATTTCGATAAGGTAAAGGATCGGGGGTATAATCGTTGCAATAGCCACTTGAACCTGATGTCCAAAAGTGAAGGCAACCATTAGTTGCCATTTTGGCTTGTGTAAAGTCTTGACCATAAAAAGTGAAAGTAAAGTCTAGATTAAATATTGATGATACTTGATCATCTCCACTATTTAAATTATAAGATGTGGCTATATAATTTGTCTTTAAATCAATAAGTGGTTGGTCTGCTTCATAGACATATG